CGCGGCGATTCCAAGTCGAAGAGATTTGCGGACGCATCTACGGGGTGCCGCCTCACCTCATTGGCGACCTGTCGCGTTCGTCGTTCTCGAATATCGAACAGCAGAGCCTCGACTACGTGCAGAACGGCTTGATGCCCTGGCTGCGGCGGTTTGAGTCGGCCATCACCCGCGACCTGCTCACCGATGATGAGACGTTCGCGGAGTTCGACGTGCGCGGTGCCTTGCGTGCGGACGCTGCGGGGCGGTCGGCGTTCTATACCTCGATGGCCCAACTGGGCGTGTTCAGCGTCAACGAGATAAGAGGGCTGGAAAATCTGAACCCGGTCGAGGGCGGTGACATTCGCGTCGTGCCGCTGAACTTCCAAACGCTTGAGCAGGCGAACGCGGCGGCGCAGTTGGCGATGGCCCCGGCTGTCGAGGAAATCGTCACGGTTGACGAGACGCCAGCGGAGCCGGCTGCCGATGCGGCGGCTGGGGCAGCGACGCCGGATGAGCCCCAGGTGGCGGACGTGTCGCTCAATGGTGCTCAAATCACGGGGCTGCTCGCAATCCTGCAGGCTGTTAGCACAGGCGTCCTCACGCGGACCGGTGCCGCTGCTGCGATTGCGGCAGCCTTCCCGGCCATGCCGAAGCCGCAGATTGACGCGATTCTCGCGGGCGTGCCCGAAAACACGGCCCCGGCGGTGCCTGCGGAACCGGCCGCGCCCCCGGCGTTCGGTCGTTCGCTCCCGGCGTCACGGGCGATGACCGTCTCAATTGACTTCGACCGGACGTTCGCCGCCGACCCTGCCCTGTGGGGCGAGTTCGCACGCAAGGCGGTTGCGGACGGGAACACGGTCGTGATGGTCAGCCGTCGGCCTGACACCGCCGACAACCGGCAGACCGTCACCGACACGCTGGGCGACTACGCCGATGCGTTTTCGCAGGTGTTGCTCGTGGGCGAGCGGCTGAAGGACGAAGCCGCGAAAGAGGCTGGCGTCGAGGTGGACGTGTGGGTGGACGATTCGCCGCAGACGGTCAAGCCGCCGATGGATTGCGGGTGTGACGAGCACCGCAACTGCGGCACCGGCAGCGGCGGATTCTCTTCAGGAAACACCTGCGGAAAGGGTGGCGGCGGCGGTGGTGGTGGCGGTTCGTCTGATGGTGGTTCATCGGGAGGCGGCTCGTCGGGTGGCGATGGTGCGGGAAGTGGCTCCGGCCCAGGCGGGCTAAAGCAGCCGTCGAAGAAACACGACGTGAAACTCCCGAAGTCAAAGAAGCGGTTGACCATCGACCAAGGAAACGAGGCGATGAAGCAGCTTGGCTACAAGGTCGGAAAGACCTCGACGAAGAAGGTAGGTAAAGGGTGGGTCACGGTCGTGAGTGTCACTGACAGCACTGGGCACACGGCGACGCTGACGGCGGATGAAGTCAAAGACATCGTTTATGGGAATCAGAAATAGCGATGGCGGCACGGTATGACCACATCGACTTCACGCCCCCGGCTGGCGTCCGCGAGGAAGCGGCGAAGGGACTGGCGTGGCGTGACGAGCACGGACGTGGCGGCACGGCCGTAGGCGTGGCTCGCGCCCGCGACCTCTCCAATGGCACGAACATCTCCCCCGACACCGCCCGACGCATGGCGAGCTACTTTGCTCGTCACGAGGTGGACAAGCAAGGAAAGGGCTTCCGCCCAGGCGAGGACGGCTTTCCATCAGCCGGCCGCATCGCCTGGGCGCTTTAGCTTTGGGGCGGAGACCCCGGCCAAGCGTGGGCCAACAAGCTGACTAAACAGATGAACGCCGCAGACGAGGAGAACCGCAGCATGGCAATCGAACGCCGTAGCCTCTACGAAGAAGAATCCGGCACGCTCCCCCTGCTCCGCATCGAGAGCCGCAGCGAGGACGGCGCGGACGAGGCCCGATGGGTTGTCGGCTATGCCGCCAAGTTCGGCGTCAACAGCCTCGACCTCGGCGATTTCCAAGAGCGGATTGACCCCGGTGCCTTCGGCATCGTCGCGGAGCGGCGTGGCCGCAAGAAGCCGCTGGAGACGCGAGCGTTGTGGAACCACGACGCCAACTTCCCGCTCGCCCGCTATCCCGGCACGCTGCGAATGAACGTGGACGAAATCGGGCTGCGGTATGAGTTCCCGGTGCCCGACACGTCCTACGGGCGCGACCTGGCGGCGAACATCGAGGCTGGCATCGTGCGGGGTTCGTCGTTCTCGTTCCAGATTGCCCCCGGCGGTGAGTCGTGGAGCGTGGAAGACGGCCGCAGCATCCGCACCGTGACGAAGATCGACAGCCTCATCGACGTGGGACCGGTGACGTTCCCGGCGTATCCCGATGCGGACGTGACCGTGGCGAAGCGGTCGTTCGATGCGTTCCGCCAGCAGCGAGACGCCGAGAACGTGCGGCGTGCGACGGCACTGGCAAAGACTCTGAAACTCCGCGAGTATCTGGCGCAGCATGGCCGCTAGTGGCGATTCGTGCCCGAAGTGCCGCGAGGGTCGCCTTGCGGTGGCATCGTCGCAGCGGTGCGGCGAGTACCAGACCCGCTATCTGCGGTGCCCGCGTTGCGGCTGCACGGACAAGCAAGTCGTGCATAGCGGTGAGATTCGCCGCGTGAAGTCTTTTACTGTCGCCCCTGCATAACTGCATGGGTCGGGGGTTCGCTTTTTAGTTTCGGGGTATCGGCGGCAGTGGTCGCCGCACCCGAACTAGGAGCGAAACCTCGTGGACAAGATCAAGGCACTGCTCGACGAACTGGCTTCCGTTGTCGCCGAGATGGAGGCGATGACCGAGGACGCCCCCGAGGGTGAGGCTCCCGCCGAGCCCATGAACGAGGAGCAGGAGGCGTCGCTTCGCAGCCTTGAGCAGCGTGCCGACAAGCTCCGCGAGCGAATCGAGTTCCTGCAGCGCGTGCAGGCGAAGGAGTTGGAACTCCGCGCCGTGCTGGAGCGTGGTGCCCCGGCCAAGCGCGTCGAGAAGACCGAGACCCCCGAGGAGACCCCCGCCGTGGAGAGCCGTTCCAAGGTGTTTGCCGTGCCGAAGAATCACCGGCCCCTTCGCGGTTTCAAGTGCGAGGAGCGGGCGTACCGTGCGGGCATGGCCATCAAGGCCACGCTGACCGGCGATGCCGAGGCGCGGCGGTGGTGCCACGACCACAACGTCGAAGTTCGTGCCCAGGCGAGCGGCATCAACTCGCTCGGCGGCGTGCTGACCAGCCCCGAACTGTCGGCCGAGGTCATCCGGCTTGTCGAAGAGTTCGGCGTGTTCCCCGCGAACGCCCGCAACGTCACGATGCCGACCGGCGAGATGCTGATTGCCCGCCGGACGGGCGGCCTCTCGGCCCGCCCCATCGGTGAGAACGCGGCTCCCACGACCTCCGACGTGACGCTGGACAACATCCAACTCACGGCGAAGCTCTGGGGCATCGACAATCGGATTCCGATGTCGCTGTTCGAAGACTCCGTGGTCGATCTCGCCGACCTCATGGCGGTCGAGGTGGCCCAGGCGTTTGCCGAAGCCTTCGATAATTCGGGCTTCATCGGGACCGGCACCGGGGCGACCTACCATGGCACCACGGGCGTTGCGGTCGCCATCATCGACGGCACGCACACGGCTGGCGTGGTGGGTGCAAAGACCGGCAACCAGACCTTCGCCGGTCTGGAGTTGGCCGACTTCACCAACACGGTCGCTCGCCTCCCGGTCTACGCTCGGGCTCGCGGGAATGCCAAGTGGTACATCTCGCCGGCTGGCTACGGTGCGTCGATGCTGCGGCTGATGATGGCGGCTTCGGGCAACAACCAGGCCGACGTGGCGGGTGGTGCGAACCTCTCGTTCCTCGGCTTCCCGGTTGTCATCACGCAGCCGCTTGAGAATCGGCTGACCGGCACCAATTCGCAGGTGGCGTGCCTGTTCGGCGACCTCGCCCAGGCTGCGACCTACGGTGTCCGCCGCGAGGTGAGCATCAAGACCGATTCCAGCCGGTTTATCGAGTTCGACCAGATGCTGACGTTCGCTACGACTCGCGTGGCGATGGTTGCCAATGACCTTGGCGACACGAGCAAGGCTGGTCCTGTCGTTGCCCTCCGGTTTGCCGCCTGAACCCTGACACTCTAGGAGATCTGGTATGAACTTTCTTGAGAACTCTCGGACGGTTGTCGGTACGACCGTGACTTCGGCGGCGGCCACCGCGACCCTGACGATTGACCGGCTGGGTTACGACTACGCCAGCATCGACGTTATCGTCGATAAGAGTTCGACTGCCGCCAACACGGCGGCGTCGATTCTCAGCGTGCTGACGCTGTCGGGTGGCGACACGACCACGGCCGGTGCCTCGATCTACACGGTCGCGGTTCCGGCGGCGTCGGTTGCCGTGACTTCGCAGCCCTCGGTTGTCCGCATGGACATCGACCTGCGGGGCAAGGGTCGGTACGTGAAGGTTGACGCGACCCCGGCGACCGCCCTGGCGACGACCATCGTTGCCCGGCTGTCGAAGGGTGAGGTTGGCCCGTCTTCGGCTTCGGTCAAGGGCGTGCTGGCTGCGTACTCCGGCTGATTGCTTGACAGCCTGAACACAGTAGATGGCGGGTGCGGCACAACGTCGCGCCCGCCATTTCTGTTTTCGTGAGGCAGGCATGATTGTCAAAGTCGGCGGCACGGATGTAGACGTTCGCATCGAGTGCATTATGAGCGGGCCGCGCTTCGGCCCACTGAGCAACGTCTTCGGATGGGCACAAGCCCTGATGCCTCTCGGCATCCGCCCGACGCTCGGGCAGGGTGCCCTCTGGGGGCAGGTGTTGCAGCGGTGCATGGAGCAATTCGCCGACTCCACCGAATACCTGCTCTGCACCGACATGGACTCGTTCTGGGACCGCAAGACGGTCGAGGAACTGGTCGCCATGGCGATGGCGTTTCAGTGCGACGCCATGGCCCCGCTGCAGGTGAAGCGGGAGGACGGCCGCCCGATGTTCACGCTCAAGGGCACGCTCGACAATCCGCCCAGCGGCCCGACTGACCTGCCGATGTCGTGGTTCGCCGAGCCCGTGCAGGAGGTGGACAGTGCTCACTTCGGCTGCACACTCATCAGCACGAAGGCTCTGAAGCGAACGCCGAAACCCTGGTTCCAAGACCAGCCCAATGACAAGGGCGAGTACGGCGACGGGCGAACCGACGCCGACATTTGGTTCTGGAAGCAGTTCCGCAAGGCTGGGAACCGCGTCTACGTCTCGCCCCGCGTCAGTATCGGCCACGGCGAATGGGTCTCAGTCTGGCCGGGCAAGGATCTGCAAAAGCCCGTATTCCAGTACGTGTCGGATTACACGGCGAACGGTAAGCCCAAGACTGCATGGAGTGTGCCCCAATCATGAAAATAAGACTGACGAAGAATTACTCGACCTATCGCATCGGGGCGGTGGTCGATTGCGAAGACGAGACGGCCCATCGGCTCATCCGCGACGGCTTGGCCGAGCGTGAGCAGCAGATGGACCTCCTCGTGGAAACGGCGAGCGTGGAACACGACGCCGAGCGTGCCGACCTGACACCCAAGAAGCGAGGGCGACCGCGTGCGGTTCCGCAGCCTGAAAACCCTGACGCCGCCGACGGTTGAGCCGGTCACGCTCGCGGAGGCGAAAGCCCACTGCCGCGTCGATACGTCCACCGACGATGCGTATTTGTCTTCGCTGGTCACTGCCGCGCGTGAGTGGTGCGAGGCGTACTGTGACGAGACTTTCGTCCATACCCAGTACCGGGTGACGTACGACCAGTTCCCCCGCGAGATTGAGTTGCCACGCCCGCCGATGGCAAGCAGCGGGACGGCAACGGCTGTGACCATCACCTACACGATGGAGAATCAGACCACGGCGACGCTGGCGACGAGCCAGTACCGCGTGGACCGCGATTCGACGCCGGGCGTGATTCGCACGCTCTACAACGGCTCCTGGCCGAGCCATCTGCTCGACTACAACGCCGTCAGCGTGACGTGGTGGGGCGGCAAGGGTGCGAGCGGGGCTGACGTTGAGCAGCGAATCAAGAACGCGATTCTGTGGCTCGTGGGCATGTGGTATGAGCGGCGGATGGCGGCTGACGCCGTGAACCTCTCGGAGATTCCGTTTGGCGTCAAAGCCTTGCTCGATTCCGCGAAGTGGGGGAGCTACCAGTGAGCATCCGAGGTCGCATCGCGGTCGATGTGCAGTTTGCCGACGATGACGCGTCGGCGGCTGTGAAGTCGCTCAAGAGCATCGCCCTGCAGGACGCCACCGAATACACCGAGGGCAAGGTGGCGGTGGTGTCGGGCACGGTCGGCACGGCTGGCGTCACGGTGCAGACGAACCCGATGCTGCCGCAGTTCCGCGACGCGGCGGGCGGCGTGGTGTCCTTCACTAACGTGTCCCGCGTGGCGTTCCAGAGCAGCCGCGATTGCGTGGTGTTCGACCAGACCTTGCCGAATGAGGTTGTTCGGTCGTTCGGTAACTGCGGCGTCTCGGATTGGGATGCCAGCGGCCACATGATTCGCATCGAGACGGAGTTCACTTCGGGCACCGCTTCCTACACCCTGGTGTTGTACGGCACATGATTGACTTCGGCCGACTCCGCGAACGCGTGACGATTCAGAAAGCGACCGAGCGGCGGAACGCCATCGGCGAGACCGTGCAAACGTGGGAGCCGTTTGCCGAGCGATGGGCCAGCGTTGACGGCCTGTCGAGCCGTGAGGTGTTGCTCCAGGGGCAGCAGCAGACCGAGGTTTCGCATCGCGTGCGGATGCGGTACGTCACGGACATGACCAGCACGATGCGGATTCTGTGGCGCGGTCGCGTGCTGGAAATCGCGTCGCTCTTGGAGCATGGCAACCGCAGCCATCACGAAGCCCTCTGCACTGAGCGGGTGGAATAGATGGCGACCGTTGGCATCTTCCTGTCGGCGCGAATGGAAGGGCTCCGCGAGTTGCAGGACGCCCTCGGCCGCACGCTGCAGGACAACCCGGCGAAGACGAAGTTGCTCGCGGCGGCGATTGAGAAGGCGATTCAGCCCGTGGAGATGCGGCTGCGGGAAGTCTCGCCTGTCGGGCCGACCGGCAACCTGAAGCGGGCGGTCACATCCAAGGTGGTCGAGTACGGCTTGGACGGCGTCGCGGTCGGCATCGTGGGCTATCGCCGTGCCGGGCGGGCGGATTCGTCCAGTGCCGCCGGCGGCAGCGTGCGGGCTGGCCCCGACCGGGCGTTTCATCAGTGGTGGCTAGAGAACGGCACGCAAGGCCGCTTGATAATGAAGCCTGCGGACAAGCCCTACACGCGGCTCGGTCACGTTCGGCGGATGAAGTCGGGCAAGACCGTCGATGTCGTGACGCACGAAGTGAAGCGGCAGGGCGGCTACATCGCGTCCAGCTACAACAAGTTGGGCGAGTTCAGGATGCTGCCGACGCCCCGGATGCCACGCGGGCAGAGCGGGCAGCGGGTGCAGACCGACCCCGGCACGCCGCAGGCATTCTTCAAAAAGTCATCCACGCCTATTTCGATTCCGGCCATGCCGGTCGGCGGATCTACGGGGCGGCCGCCGCTCCAGACGGCGTTTGACCAGACGCGAGGCCAAGTCGCGGAAATCCTCCAGCGGGAACTGCGGCTGTCCCTGGAGCAGGCGTTGGCGACCCTGACCAGATCCGCAACAGGGAGCGTGGGATGAGTTTCAAGGCTCCCGAAAAACTCCTGGCCGACCGGCTCCAGGCGGACCCTGCCGTGGCGTCGATTGTGGCGGGCCGCATCTACCCGGTCATTGCCCCGGCGTCGGCGGCGTTGCCCTTTGCGACGTGGCGGCGGCAAGGCGTCCAGCGTGAGCAGTCGCTTTCCGGCCCGGTCGGGATGCCCACCGTGACGCTTGCTATCGACCTCTTCGCGGAGGGCTATGAGCAAGTAAGAGACCTCGCGGATGCCGTCCGGTCGTGTCTGGATGGGTGGGGCGGCGGCGTGGGAAACTACGTGAGCGTTCGGCTTGTCAGCCTCTTGAATGAGGCGGATGGGTTCGTCCAGTTGGCCGGCGGTGATTTGCCGCCGGTCTATAGCGTGTCGCAAACCTATCAAGTTCTCTGGGGCCCTGAATAATGTCGTTCTCGACTCCGCACGATACCAGCGTTTCCGGCCTTGGCACCAAGCTCACCATTTCGCTGAATGGTGTTTCGGCCACCTACGTCGTGACGAACATCGTTCTCTCCAACACGAACCCCGGCGCGGCTGCGGATTCGCGCATCGACATCGCCCACCTCGGGCAGACCACGGGCGAGCAAGCCCTGCGGATGGACACGCCGCTCGTTCTCCCGGCTGACGATGGCGGGTCGGGTCGCACCATCACGTTCGACTACATCGGCAAGTCGGTGATTTTTGACGGGGCGACCGGGACGTATCACATTCAGGTCGCCGGGGCGACGCTCGTGGGTGGCACGACGGCCTCCTATCACACCGTGCAGTCCAGTACGCTGACGCTGGCGACGAACGACGCGATTCGTGGTCAGGGCGTCCTCACGATCTCCCGCTGACGGGAGGCCGCGATGCCGATTCCGTGCCAGGGGTTCACGTTCACTTGGGGCGGCGCGACGCTGTCTGAAGTGCAGGAGTTGGAGGTCAACCTTCAACGCGACCTGCCGCTCGGCCGCTCGACTACGTGGACGCCGAACCTCGGTGAAGTGCGGTTGCTCTCGTTGTCCATCGCTAGTTTGCCGACGAGCGAGTACGGGCGACGGAAGCAACTCACCATTCAGGCACCGGCCGCGACGATTCGCCGCTACCCGCCCCTAAACGGGGCAACTGCCGTCAATACGCCAGCCGCGACGCTGTGCGACGTGGACTGCATCTATCGCGGCGTGACTATCAACGCCACGGCGAACGGCGTCGTGAGATTTGCCCATGTCTTTAAGGTGATGGACACGGTCGGCCAACCGACCAATCCATAGGAGCAATCGACATGGCACTGACGGCAGAGCAGATCCTCGCGGCGGACGATATGGGGCTCAAGAAGGTCACGGTCCCCGAGTGGGGCGGTGACGTTCACGTCCGCGTAATGAGCGTCGGCGAGCGGGACAACTACGAGCGGCTGTGGATGGGCAAGCGTGAGACGGGCGTGGAGAACTTCCGCACCGAGTATCTGGCCCGCGTCCTGTGCGACGAGAAGGGCGACCTGCTCTTTTCGCGTGAGCAGGTGGCCGCGTTGGCGAAGAAGTCGGGGGCGGTGATGGGTCGCCTGTTCGACGAAGCGATGAAGCACAACCGGATGACCGAGGAGGATGTTGAGCAACTGGGAAAATCTTGAACGCGAGCCCGACGCGGCGGTTCATCGTCGCGTTGTCTCGTGAACTCAAGATGACCCAGGGTGAGTTGTGCCGCCGGATGACTTCGGCAGAGTTGTCGGAACACATCGCCTACACGCGGTGGTTCTCGGCTCTGCCGGATTCATGGCGGCAGACGGGATTGTTGGCAGCGGTGGCCCTGGCACCGCACACGGAGAAAGGCAAACGACCGAAGCCCGACGATTTCGTGCCGGTAGACAAGCCGCCGCAGCATGAATCGCAGGACATCGCCGCGTTGATGGAACTACGCAAAGCCTTCGGGCTTGGCGACCTGGAACTGCCCGATGGCTAACGTCCTCTCACTCGCGCTCAAAATCAACGCCGATGCGTCGGGCTTGAAGCTCGACCCGGTGTCGAAGGCGTTGCGCCAGTTGGGCGAAGAGACCGACCGCGTCTCGGGCATCTTCGACAAGTTCACGAGCACGAGCGAGGCGGCGGCTCGCGCCCAGGCGGCGACTGAGCAGGCGCTGAATGACCTCATCGCCGCTCGCAAGGCGGGGACGGTCACGGCGACTGAGTTTGCCGAGAGTTTTCGCACCGTCGAGGAAGCTGCGAAGAGGCAGGCGGCAGAGTTCCAGCGTGGTGCCGACATCTCCGAGCGGTACGCGACCGAGGAAGAGAAGCGGGCGAGGACGCTTGCCGAACTAGAACAGTTGCTCACGGCCGGTGCCATCAAGGAAGACGTGTATGCCAAGGCGGTGGCCGACGCCAGCGGCGCGACCGCAGCGGCAGCGGAGGCTGAGAAGCAGCGGGTTGCCGCTCTTGCCGAGGCCGAGAAGCAGCGGCAGGCGGTTCTGGACGAAGGCTTGCGTCTCGCCCAGCGGTACGCGACCGAAGACGAGAAGCGGACTGCCGGGCTGCAACGCATCCAAGAACTTCTCGACCAAGGAGCCATCACCGAAGAGGTGGCGGCCCGTGCCAGGGCTGACGCCAGCGGTGCGAATGAGGCGGCGGCGAAGGCAGAGAAGCAGCGAGCAGATGCTCTTGCCGCAGCGTCACGAATCATCGAGGCGAACCTCGCGCCGCAAGAGCGGTACGATGCCCAGATTCAAGAGCTTCGCGGGCACCTTGACGCTGGCCGGTTGAGCCAGGAGCAATACAACCGGGCAGCCGCCAAGGCACAGCAAGACCTTGACCGCGTCGGGCAGCAGGCGTCGAAGACCGACAAGAACATCGAGTCGCTGACGAAGAACGTGCGGCTCCTTTCAGCCATCGAAATCGGTCGGATCTTGGTCGATGGGTTCCAGGCTCTCGGCAGTATCTTCTCTAGCGTCACGAATCAACTCACGTCGCTGGTCACGAGCGTCAATTCGTCGCTTGACACACTCAACGACTTTTCGGCTCGCACGGGCATCGGCGTCGAAGCCCTGCAAGGCTACTCACTGGCGGCAAAACTGGCCGGCGTGGATACGGAGCAGTTCGGTGCTGCCGTGCAAAAGCTCGCCGTGAACATCGGCAAGGCTACGCCTGGCGGTGAACTGGACAAGAGCCTGCGGCAAATCAACCTGTCGGTGGCGGAACTGCGGGCCCTCTCGCCAGAGCAGCAGTTCTCCACTATTGGCGAAGCTATTTCCAAGCTGCCGACGGCTGCGGACAAGGCAGCGGCGGCCGTGCAAATCTTTGGCAAGCAAGGGGCGGCGTTGGCCCCGTTGTTCCGCGAAGGGGCAGACAGCATCGACGAGCTGCGTGAGCGTGCCGAAAGGCTCGGCATCATCGTCAGCGAAACGCAAATCAACAACGTCGCGGCGATGAATGACGCGTTCGATTTGGTGAACTCTACGATTCAGGGCATCGTCGGGCAGGTCATCGGGAATCTGGCTCCCGCCGTGACCGCCGTGGTCGATGAGTTCCTGACGTTTATCGAGTCGTGGAGCGGGGCCGAAGGCACTGGCGGCACCGGCATCGCCAACGCGATTACGGATGTGCTGTTGGCTGGCTCGGAAGCTCTGGCTGGCGTGTTCGATTATTTCGTCGGCAACTTTGAAGGGTTCGGTGCGACGTTCACCAATGTTGCCACGGTCTTTCAGGCTGTTGGAAATATCTTTGTTGCCGTTGGCGAAACGTTCCGCGTGGTTATCAATCAGTACCAGATACTTTTCGACGGGCTGAAGCTGGCTCTCGGCAAGTTCCTTGAGTTCATCGGCTCGTGGATTTCGTCCGACTTGGAGGAAGTCGGGCGGAAGATGAGCGAAGCCGCCGCAGGGTCAGCGAAGAAAAACGCCAGCGAGCTTCTAAGTGCGGCAAATGGTGCAGCCAAGGCGGTATCCAACGTCATCAGCGGTGACGCCGTCTCTGCGTCTGCGTCTGGCGAGCAGAACGCCACAAACTTCATCAAGGGGCTGCGAGACCGGCTGGCAAAAGAGCGTGCTCCAGAGTTCAAGATTGAGACCGGAATCGAGCAGACCCGCGAGCGGTTCGACTCGTTCTTCAATGGTCTCGTAGACCAGGGCAGTGCCATTGTCGAGCCGATGCGGCAGTTTGAGGCTGCGGTCGCTGCCGCCCAGGAAGACGGCAAACTGACGGCCGACGAAATCGCCCGCATCGAACAACTCCAGGCCAAGGTCAACTCCTTGCTTGATGAAGAGCTTTCCGCACGCGAGAAGGCCGCCGAGGCTGCAGCGAAGCAAGCTGAAGATGTAGACAAGATTGTGGCGGCAAGCCTGGAGCAAATGCGAATCGACAACGAGTTTGGCGGTGACTCACGCCGAGCCAAGGCCGCCGACAATCTGCTGAAACTCCAGTCAGAGCAACTCCGCGTCGAGGAACAACTTGCCGCAGCCCGCGAGGCGGGAGACCAGGCGACGATTGACGCCCTCACGGGGCGGCTTGCCACTCTCGACCAAGTTGCCGCCCGCGAGAAGGACATCGCGGAAGGTGCTTTGGAGGGCGACAAGGAACGCCGCAAGGCTGGCAAGTCGGACCTGGAGCGAATCAACCAAGACATCGCCAAGCAGCAGGAAGCACTTGCCGCCCGCCAGTTCGAACTGGAACTAGAGCGTGCCAACGAACTGGCGAACATCCGCACGGGCTCGGTTCAAATCAACGACCTCCGCAGCGGCGGCATTTCGCAGTTCTTTGAAACGCTGCAGGAAGACCCGGCGATTGCCGAGGCAAAGAAGCAACGGGCCGAGCTGGAGAAGATCCGCAAAGAGATTGCCAAGCTCAACGCCGAGCGTGTTGACATCCTCGCGGGGACGGGCTGACCATGGCTGTGGTGACGTGGCGAGAACTGGCGCGGACCGCATCGCATCTCATCGGCGAATCGCCGAAGTTTGAGCGGCGTTGGGTCACGACGCTCGACAACCCGGATACGAATGCCACCGAAATCATCACCGCTGTCGGGGCGATTCACTATTCGCCGCATCCCGAGTATGCGTTTGCCCGGCTGAACAACGTCGAGGTGAACGAGGCGTATGACGGCAACCGCTACTGGACCGAGGTTGTCGCCCAGTACGAAGTACCGCAGAGCGAATGGAGGGATGCCAACCTCTTGCCGTGGGAGCGGCCTGACGTGTGGAAGTTCCAGACGCAAGGCGTGGCGGTGCCTGCCCTGACGTGGATTGACGACAACACGACGAAGCCGCTGACCAACTCCGCAGGCGACTTCTTTGAAGGCGTCACGGTTGACGAGGCGCAGCAGAAAATCACCATCACGGGGAATCGCCAATCGTTCCCGTCCGCGACGGCTGCGGCGGTGACGAACTGCGTAAATGACGGTTCATACCTTGGCTTCGGCACCGACTGCGTGAAGGTGCAGGGCATCTCTGCCGAGTCGGCGGTCGAGGTTGTGGACGATGTGGAGTATCCGTATTGGAAAATCACCGCCGAGCTACTGTGTCGGCAGACCGGGTGGAATCTGCTCTTGCCTGACGTTGGCTTCAACTACATCGACGGCACTGGGACAAAACGGCGAGCCTTCGTCATATCGCCCGAGCCAGAGCTAGAGGTTGTTGCATCCGCAAATCCGATTGCCTTGAACGGCAGCGGAGGCATGGTATTCGCCAACCCGCCAACCCCGGCGATTCTCACGCGCCGCGTCTACAAGCGGATCACGATGTCCACGTACTTCGGCACGCCGCCGTCGTGAGAGGGGTAAAGCGTGTCCACTGCTCGCGTTGACTTCACTCGCGGTGCCGCCGAGCGTATCGCTCGCGTCGTGCGGCTCGTCGAGCAGGGCGACCGTGGGCAGAGCGGGCCGACGTGGGAGCGGGTGAACGACGTGACGATACCGGCGGGCTTGAAGCTCGCCACGTTCACGGGCGATTGGGCAATCAACACCTACAAGACTGTGACGCTCTACGGCGTCACCAGCACGCCGAACACGGCGAGCGTCTTGAATCTCTGCGTGCCGGCTGTTGGATTCTCGACGGCCGCCACGAGCGAGACGCGATACGTCATTTTTGGCAAAGTGAAATACACGACTGACCCGGTCGTGGTGGAACTCCAAGCCGCGCCGACGAATACCGCGTGCGTGTTGACCCTCGGCGGCGTGGACCTCTCGACGATTGCGGGCTACTCCAGCACCGAGATTCAGTTGCTCGGGCACGGCGCGGCAGAGGAAGGCAGCACTTGCGTCAGCGGTCTTCAGTGGTACAGCATCTCCACCTGCGGTACGGCGACCAGCACGCCATGACACTCATCACCTTCCAAGACGGCAAGGCCGTCCTCCGTGACGGCAAGGTCGGCACAGGGCAAGGGTGCTGCTGCGATAGCGGCTGTCCACGTTGTGTCCGTGGCGGCGTGTGGGACTGTCGATATACGACGCAGGAGTCGTGCGAAAAATGCGACCGCACATACTCGTGCTACGAGAAGGTGCAAACACAGTGCGACGGCGACTGCCCTGAAGGTACAACGCCAGCAGGCGACCAGCCAACGCTTGAGATTCGCGGGCAAACAGACGGATGCTATTGGTGGTCAATGGCGACCGCATCGGTCACTGTTGGGTGCGGCGTTATCCTGTCGGCTACGCTCACGGAGGGCGGCTATGGGTTTGCGAGGATTGGTCGCGTCTCGCCAACTGTGACGGCTGAGGTTGGCAGCGAAGGGACAGGCGCTGAACTCGACGTGACGCTGGAGCAGTACCAGGACGGCTGCGGCTTTGACTATTGGCGAGTCGCCTCGGTGGCAGTGACGGCCGCAGGCAGCGGATACGCGACTTACGAATCGGTTGTGTTCACTGCCGCCAACGGCGACACGGAAGTCGCCGCAGCCTATGGGTATGTCGAGGCAGATGAAGACGGCGCTGTTACCGCAATCATCGTGACCTCGCAGGGCGAATATTACCGCGAGGACTCGTCGGCCCCGGCATACGTCGAGAAGATTTCCATCAAGGTGATCGGCGGCGGCGGCGGAAGTGGTGCCGACATAACAGCCACAGTAGACGCCGACCCCGACAGCCCGACGTTCGGCCAAGTCACTGGCCTGACGGTAGCCAACGGCGGCAGCGGGTACGTCTCGCTATGCGAGAGCACCAGGCCCGTCGATGCGTGCGACGAATGTACGCCGCTCTCGTTACCGGAATCCGCAGAGTGCATAGTCGCATCGGAGGAGGGGCCGTGTGGTGACTGGCAGACTGGGCATTCGTGTGACGAGGAATGCCCATGCCCTTGCGGGGAGGAGCCTGTTGAAATCCTGAGAGACAGTGGCGCATGCACGCCAGAACAACTTCAGCAGGTCGCCGACTTTCTCGAAATGATTGGCTACATAAACATAAACCGTACTCAAGAGATCCCGGAGCCGTTTCCACAGTACGTTTGGACTGGCACATGCTGCGGGACGGTGAACTACCAGCAGGCAATTCCATACAGCGTCTGCGGGGTGCCATACCTAATCCCAATTTGCGATTGCAACGCATTCCCATGATTACCGGACTGCGGCGGCATTTTGAGCAGCGCGCAGCGGAGCGTGGCTACACGCTCGACGAGGTGCGGCCGTGCATCCTTAGCGAGAATGGCGACACCATCACGGTGGACGAGACGCATCCGGCGTACCCGCGACCGAAGCCTGGGGATGGGCCGTCGCTTCTCCAGAAAGCCAAGAACTTCGCCACCTCGGCCGCCGCCCACGTCGCCGCCGGGATGCCCCGCTGCACCCAGGAGCAGATCGACGCCCGCTTCGCGGTCTGCCAGACGTGCGAACACTTCGACGGCAAGGCGTGCCGCCAGTGCGGATGCCCCGTCGTGCGGGAGAGGGCGTTCGTGTCGAAGCTCGCGTGGGCCGGCGAGAAATGCCCGGTCGGCAAGTGGGGGCCGGTTGACGCATCCGCTACGGTGGTCAGCGAAAGGACGGCCGACGATGGGAACGCAGGACCATCACTTCCGCCTCAACGGTGATGAGCCGTGGCTCATCCGGTTCACCGAACTCAAGGGGCAGGCGTATGGCATCACCTACACCCGCAAGAGCAAGCGGCCCCGCATCGTCATTCACGACGCCCTACGCGGGCGGCATCGCTTGACCATCCTGCTCCACGAACTGCTGCACGCGATTTTCCCGCAAGCCGACGAGTCGGTCATCGAGCAGGCGGGCAAGGATTTGTCCAAGGTCATCACGACGCTCTACGACATCACGCCGAAGGAGTGAGCGATGGCTAAGACGCCGAGCCTTG